CAGCACAAGCACAAGCACCAGCACCCGCACCAGCCCCAGCACCAGCACCAGCACCAGCACCAGCACCAGCACCAGCACCAGCACCAGCACCAGCACCAGCACCAGCACCAGCACCAGCACCCACATCCGTTAAAGCCGACGTAGCTAAAGCCGAGACCGCTGCAAAAACGCTGTTGCAAGAACAGCCTGATCTGTTCGATGACGCTAAATTCGACCCCGATACGGACACGGATAACGATGTCGCCCTGCGCGAGAACAACGATCTCTACGACGCTTTCCCGACCAACTTGATAAGCCCTGATGGGGTATCGGCAGCGGAAGACGGGAATTTTACGGGGTTGCTTGAAGCTATCGGGGAGAGTTCTACGCCTTTCAACCGGAAGCTGGTAAAGAGCCTCCAAGAGACGCTTAAGGCAGTGGGCCGTCGTCCTAAGCTGATCCTTGTCGAGAACCTCAAAGATAAGGGCGTGAACGTAGCGGGTCTCTACGACCCTGTTAAGAACCGTATCTACATCGACAATCGCTCGATGCACGAGGAGACAGTACTGCACGAGGCGGTTCACGCAGTGACCCTGGGCGTGCTTCGCGCAGACCCAAACACCCTCACCGCAGAGCAACGCGCTGCCCGCTCTGAGCTGGAGTCTCTGTACGCCAATCTCAAAGACGATCCCGCCTTTGCCAGAGAGTACGGCAAGAAGAACGTCGAAGAGTTCGTTGCTGAACTTATGACGAACGCGAATCTTCGAGAAAAAATCGACGCTGTTAAGCCGGGCTTCTTGCAGCGCTTCTATCAAGCCATCATGCGCATGCTGGGCATGGAGCCAAAGAGCCTGTCTGAACAAGCGATGGCTTCAGCGTTCAAGATCTTCCAGCCACCCAGCCCTATGGCCAAAGACTCGGTGATGCTGCCATCCATCATGCGCGGCGTATTCGCGGGTACCAAGGCCGTGGCTTCGTCAAATGTGGCTCAAGGTACCGTCGACACGGTCAACGCGCTGGTGGGTAGATCGGCCAATACTGGGGACAAGATCACCGCCTCTGCGATGGGCTTGCGGCTGCGCACACGGATTGCCGACAGTTGGGCGCCTATTGAAGCGCTGCTCAAGCTCGGTGTATCCAAAGGGAAAGTGGCAACTGCCCAGGCGCTACAACTGCGTCTCCTGATGCGCGTGTCTGATGACACCAGCCGCTTGACCCAGTTGTCTCTCACTACCGGCCCCGCCAAGATCAAGCGCAATGCTGACGGCGTAAAAACCATTCAAGGCCAAACCGGTGGCCCTAGCGCGCTCAAGATGGCCGAGGCATTGAAAGGCTCCAAGCTCGGCAATGCGCACTTTGTGGAAAACCTGTTCACAACTTGGCTGGCTATCCTTCGCGCAGAGCGTGACGGTATTGGGTATGAGAAGCTGAACTTCGGCAAAGACGCTGACGGGAACCCCATCCTTAACGCGGAAAAGGCCAAGGGCGTCAAGGCTACTGTTGAGTCCGACCCTGATACCAAGAAAGCGTTCGCGGATGCCCGCGACATCTACCGGCAGTACAACCGAGAGCTTCTGCAGATGTACGTTGACTCCGGCATGATGGCGCAGTCCAAAGCGGATGCGTTGATTGCTGGCGACTACGTTCCGTATTACCGCATTGACAAGGGCCTTGTGCAGCTCTTCGTCGGCGGAAGCAAACCCGTCACCATCGGCAGCATCATCGACCAGCCGCAGCTCAAGGAGCTTGTCGGTGGTGAAGACAAGATCCTGCCAATCTTCTCCGGCATGGTGCAGAACACCTCGCTGCTCGTTCGCTCGGCTGTACGCAACATGCAGACCAAAGACGTCGGCAACTTGTTGCAAGACCTGGGCATGGCCAAGATCATCCAAGGCGAAGGCCCACGCGATGTCTTCACGGCCCGGTTTAACGACAAGGGTGTGCAGCACTACGTCCGTCTTGATGAAGAAGCGTTCCCCGAAGGTATCCCGGCAGACGTCGTCATCATGGGCATGCAAGGCATCAAGACCGCTATACCTACCGGTGTACGGATGATGGGCATCCCGGCAAACTTGCTGCGCAAGGGTATTACGCGCTTGCCGACCTACGCTTATCGGCAGCTTATTCGCGATCCGATCCATGCGTACATGACCACGGGCGGTGACTTCTCGGCAGTAGTTGACACGTACCGCGAGTTTGCCAAGTCTTTCAAAGGCGACACGCCTGCAGGCTTGAGCCTTAAGCAGGCCGGTGCGATCAGCAGCGACATCTACGCAGGCAGCCAAGAAGACGTGGCCAACATGCTGCGGGATGTGACCGCAGGCAAGAGCGGGTGGGGGTTCAACGGCGTCATGGCCAAGCTCGACACCCTGGGGTTGAAGGCCGATGCCGCCACTCGTGCTGCGCTGTACAACAACTTCCGTAAGAAGGGCATGTCGCACCTCGAAGCGGTGCTCGGCGCTGCGGAGGCGATGAACTTCTCCCGTCGCGGCACATCGGCTAGCCTGCACTGGCTCTCCACGATGATCCCGTTCTTCAACTCGCAGATCCAGGGTCTGGATGCGGTCTACCGTGCGGCTATTACTGGCGACACCACGTTCCAAGAAAAGCTGGACGCCCGCGCCAAGCTCTGGAAACGCGGCGCCTTGATGTTCGGGATGACCTTCGCTTACGCTGCGCTGATGCAGGATGATGAGGCGTATAAGACCGCCACACCGCTGGAACGTGCTCAGTCTTGGTTCTTGCGTATCCCTGGCATTGACGAGCCGCTGCGTATCCCGATCCCGTTCGAGCCCGGTCTTGCGTTCAAAGTCATCCCCGAGATGATCTTCAACACGGCGGCTGGTGACACCAAGGCACGCGATGCCCTGGACGCCTTCGGCAAGATGCTCGCAATGTCGCAGCCAATCGGTCTGCCCGCAGGCGTCAAACCCCTCATTGAGCTGGCAGCCAACTACAACTTCTACGCTGACGCACCCATCATTTCCCAGCGGGAAGCGGGCTTGACCACGGATCAGCAGTTCCGCACTAACACCACGGAGCTGGCAAAGCTCTTGGGTAAAACCGGACTGGCCTCCCCCGTAAGCATTGACCACTTGATTCGCGGCTACACGGGCGGCCTGGGGATCTTGCTTGCCAGCATGGCCAACTACCCGCTGCGCCCATTGGTCAGCCCCAACGCGACAGATAAACCTGCACGGGCGCTCAGTGAGATGCCGGCTATCGGGTCGTTGTTCCAGCCTGCTACGGGCCGGGGCATTGTGGACGCAGCATTCAAGGACGTCGAGGAGTTCCGCAAAGCGGCAGGGACGTATCAAAGCCTACTCAAATCAGGCAACCGAGCAGATGCCGCAGCCTTCGCTGACAAACACGCCCGTGAGATCGCGCTGAACTCGACAGGCGGAGCATTCCGGCAGCAGATGGGTGAGTTGGCAGCGCTGCGACGCCAGATCGAAATGGCGCCAGGGATGTCTTCAGAGCAGAAGCAAGCGCAGATCAAGCGCGTCAAGGAAATGCAGATCCAGCTAGCAACGATGATCCGGCAGATGTCTAGCGCACCCTGAAAAACCACAGACCGAATCGGCCACCGCATACCCCTGCGGTGGCCTCGGCCTCAACACCGTGGTGAAGCGCTGCTCGTAACCCGAGCAAGCGCATCTTTTCTGTGTCCAGGCAGGGTACAAAAAACCCCTGCCCGGGCAACACTTCACTCCACGGAAATCGCACCATCTCCATCCAGCAGCTCCTTCGGGACACTGATCTGCATCACCTTCACGCGCATCGCCGGGCCGTCCGTCTTGGCCAGCATGTCTTTGCGCAGGTACTGAATGCGGAACTGCTGGGGGCCTCTCTGCATGTTCTCCAACTGACGCTTGAAGTCCGTGTAGCCAAAGCTCATAGACGAACAGTGCCGACGCAGCAGTGACTCCTCCACAAAGTACTCGACGTAGTTGCTGTGGTGCGTCCCATGCTCAATACGGCCCATCACCGTGTTCTTGGTGCTGGTCTTGCCCTGCAGGTCTTTGCCCAGGTCAGCGACAAGCTGGCCCATCGTGTCGAAGCGCAGCACAACGAACTTGCCGTAGAACTCACGGGTGTACTCGTTGAGCACATCCTCAGCCGTGCGCACAGACTTCTTGTGCGAAGAGCGTGCGATGGCCACAAGATCCTTCAGCGCGTCCATCACCGCCGCCACAGGCGACTCAATGATGTTGGCGTACTTCGGCCCCAGCAGGATAGCGGCGGTCACAGTGGACGTGCAGCCAGCATGCCAGAACCGCTCCTCATCCGCGAAGTCCATCGCCACGCGCAGCCGCTCGTGAACCTTGCTCCACATCTCCTTGGCCACGTCATAGTTACGCACAAGCCACCGCACCCAGGCTTCACCCGCCACGCCGTAGTTCAGGCTCAACTCACGCAGGATCTCGCGCTCAGCCTTGTCGAACGACAGTTCTCGCGTTGGGTTCCACTCCAGCATACGCATCAGCTCACCGTGAGAGGAGTGCTTGCGCCCACCCACCAACAGGTCAACCATGTGCGTGTTAGCCGTCATCGTGCAGGTCAGCGCCCAGGTGCTGTTGTTGACCCGTTCCCGGTTCGTGCCAGCCTCCATGCGCTCCTTGCCCTGGCCCTCAGAGATGTCGAAAATCAGCTCAGGTGCCCACTCCGTGTCGTTACGAGTCTTGGTGGTGATCTCGTCGATCAACAAAGGCAGGCTGTTGAGCAGACCCGCACGCTGCTGCAGTGCCACGAACGAAGTACCCTTACCGGTGCGGTAGTGCACAGGATGTCCCCAGACTCCAGCCTTCAAGCTCAGGGACAGCGACTTGCCCGTGCCGCTCGATGTCGAGCCGATGTGCCACACAAAGCCCTTGTGATCGGAGAAGTGCATGAGCGCAGACCCGAACGAGTCCATGCAGAGCGCCAGCATCGTGTTCATGCCTCGACCAATCAACAACTCCCAAGGCTTGCGCCAGTTATCAAGAGATCCTTTGCTGTTGGTGTTGCGGTTGATGTTCTCCATGCCGGGCATAGGCACCACGATCTCTGAACCGTTAGGCTTGAAGACACGGTTGTTGTAGACGAAGGACTTATCCTTCTGCCACCCGAACTGCAGCGGTACGTCCACCACCTTGCGCTCTTGCGCAGCGCTCTCTACACAGGCCCGAACGTAGGCGTACAGGTGCGGGTCTGTCGCCTGACCAAACGATGCGTAGATGTTGTTCGACGCGAGGCACTTGAGCAGTTCATCTTTAGCCACCACCGCCTTGCTGGGCATGATGACCTGACGGTGCTCCATCGTTGCTGCACGACCTTCAGGCGCTGGGCCTACGGGGCGGATGGCAATCAGATGCACTTGGTGCTCTTGCTCTTGGCGCAGCATGTCCACCACAAACAGGTCGTGCGGCAGGATCTGAATCTGCGTCTTTATCTCTACGCCTGTGGCGTCCTTCTCCTTGACGTTACGGTACACGCCTCCGTGCTTGCCGTAGTCGAACCCGCGTGGGGGTGGTGGGCGCAGAACCGTGCAGGTCTTGAGGTTCTCCGGCAGCCCGTCATCGACGTGGAACTCATCCTCAATATGGGTTTTGCTTTGCTCAGGCGCGTCGTCTGTGCTGTTGTGGATCGGGATCACCAGTTCCTTGGCCCGGTTGTCGGTGATGACTTCCCGCCCCAGCGCCAGGGCGTTGGTGATGGTGCCCCAGAACGGGCACTTCGGGCAGATACCGGGGTTCTCGCTGTCCATCTTGATGCAGGCGTAGGGGCCTTTGATCTCAGCGAGCTTCTGGTTCATACGCTCAGGCGTATACGGGTGCAGCTCGGAGAGCTTGTGGGTGAACTGCCCGGCATCCGTACACACCTTGGCCCAGGACAGCAGCCCACGCCACAGCGGCTCCATACCGTCTTGCTTGGCGTTGTTCTGGTAGAACTCCAACTGACCGCAGCCCACGCCCTTCTCAGACTTGAGCCAGATCGTCTCGAACCTAGTGGCGCTGTTGTTCAGCAAAGCCTCTGCCGCAGCCGATCGCTTAGCCGCAGCTTTGCTAGGCCGTGTGCCTGCCAGATCAACACTGGTCGCCACGAAGTTGTTGCTGATCGGAGCGTTCTCAGAAGACAAGAGCGAGCGCACGGTGGCCCCGAAGAGCTTGATGTCCACCTTGGCGGTACCCTCAAACAGCACCTTGACCGCACGGGGTGTCTCGTACTTGGCCTTGTTGTTGAACGTACCCGGTATGCGCAGGACTCGCGCAGCGTCAGCCGTCACCGTCATGTCGATCTCCAGCCCCTCCTGCTTGCACAGGCGCTTGAAGTTCTCGGCGATGGGCTTCCAACTGGTGATGTCAACTTCCTCAGTCAATGGCCAGTAGCAATGCAGACCGCCACCAGAACTGACCATCCACGGAATACCAAAAGAGTCGAGGCCCGTCTTTTCAAGGAACGCCCCCAGCGCGTGCGCTGCATCACGCTTGGTCGTGTATCCGTCCATGTCGATAAAGATCGACTTGATGAACTGCGCGTTCTCTGCCTTGCGGCTTTTGTTTTCTTTGAACGTAGACAGGGCGAAGTAGATGTCCCTGGATGCACCTAGCCACGCCTTAACCTTGGGACGGATGTCGGGCAGGTCACTTACAAAAGCGTGCTCTTTTTTAGCCGAGCTGAGTTCCGCAACACAGTAATACCCATGACCGGGCGACGGAAGCACCTCCGCTAGAAACTCAAGCGGTTTCATGTACGGGCCTTTTCTTTTGGGTTATTCGGAGGCGGCGTCTTTGGCTTCAGCGTCGACGTACTCCTCTAATCGGAGCATCAACTCCGACACCCACTGCGCTGGCAACTTGTCGGCACCTGTGAGCCAACTGTACTTAAGCAATTCTTCGTTACTCAGGGATGTAGGTTGAATGCCTTGCATATTTTGCTCCACGCTTCTTCAGACGTTTTCGACGCCTGTAATATTTCAACGATCCGCTCTACCGCAGGGCGGTAGGCGACGAATACTTCACCGCCTTTCATCCAGTTGTAGACCGACTGGCGCGTAGATCCTACGGCGCGTGCGATCTTGGTGACTGGTACATCCAGGAATATGGCCCACTTTGCTAGGCGTGTTCCGAGTGAAAGCGGCTGCTCCTTTATCTGGACAACGAACTTGTGGTGGTACATGGTGGCGCCTAGTGGCGGGGGGCGTTCGTGTGTTTGAAGCGTTTAAAAGTGAGGGCCATAAGTCCTCCTTCCCCCCAAAACCTTACTCGTCGTCCCAGTCGCTCACCATGTCAGCAAGGGCGCTCTTGCCTTCCACAGCGGGCTTCTTAGGCGCTTCCTTACGCACAGCAGGCTCTTCAACTTCTTCCGGCTCCTCAACTACCGGAGCAGGTGCTGCCTTGGCCTTACGTGCTTTCGGCGCTGCAACTGCGGCAACTTCTTCATCCTCAGACTCTTCCTCAACTGCCGGAGCAGGTGCGGGTGCGGGCTTGACCTTAGCGGGCGGCTTGCCGGCCAGAGCAGCAGGTGCTTCAGGCGCTGCGTCCATCTTCGCCACGGTCATCGTGACGGCCTTGACTGCATCATCCGTTGCCGCTTGTTGTTCGACGATTTCATACTCGTCATCACTCAGCCAGCGCATCGCTTTGAAGTGCAGCTTGGGCGACTCTGACTTGGTGTCGAACTTCATGCGGGTAACGACTGCCTCTGGGTTAATGCCTTGGGCCACCAGCCACCGAGCATACTCTTGCAGCGGGCGGTTATCCCCCTCGGCTTTCCCGAAGATCGACGTAGCGGGCAGAGCCAACTGCAGCACGTCACCGCTCATGTCGTTCTCAAGCACCACAGCCAGACGCTGTTGATAGCGGCAAGCGCGGCTGTTACCTTGGCCAGAGCCTGCGATGTTCTTGGGGCACTCAGCGCAGCGGGATGCCTGGGGGCTGGCTGCCTCGGAGCTAGGCTTGTCGCCGTCTGCTGACCAGCAGTCAGGGCCGGACACGGACTCAGCGTCATAGCTCTTTGCGTAGAAAACGCGGCTGACCTTGGAGGCCGCCTTGACCATCACGATGTCGAGATGCCTGTCCTCGATGTTGGCAACTTCCTTGCCGCCGGACATCAAGCGGAACACACCGCCCTTGATAGAGACACGCTTGCCACCAGCAGCGCCGCCGCCCGCCAGGGCCTTGGCCATGTCAGACAGTTCACCCTTACGGGCGAAGGCGGGGACGTTAGATGGGTTGAAAACGGTTACGTTGCTCATTGCTGTTCCTCTTTGGTGTTAGCTGCGGCTTCTTCTTGAGCGCGGGCTTGGGTTACGAGAGTCTCGATCAGGCCGCTGACTTCAGCGTAGGGGCGTTGTGCCAAGGCGTTAAGCAAGACTTGGGCTTGTTGCTGGGTGAAGGTAAAGGTCATGTTCATTTTGAAGGCTTCCTTACGCTGATCGCGTATTCAGAGTTGCTGTTGAGCCCAGGCGGAACTAAGCCTGGGTTTTCTTTCAAGAAGGTCGACATGTTGGTCTGCGCAATGCGCTTCTCAAACAGGTCTAGTGCATCGTGCTCCACCACGAACTGCTTGAACGAATCCCAGTCTTGGGTCGCGTAGCGGGTCTTAGTGGAGAGAATTACTGTGCCCTCCTCCGTACTAACTGACTTGACCCCGAGAGCCAACATCTTGTCTTTGAGCGCCGTCTTCACAGCTTCTTGCTGCGCTTTGAGCGTCTCGACCTCGGTCTCGTAAGCCGTCGTCAGTTCTTGAATCCGGGCCTGCATCTTGCGATACACCCGGGCCAGCTTGTCCATAGGAATGCTGGCGGATTCGTTGTCTTGATTCATTTTTCTCTCCTGTTACCTGTCTTATTTGTCTAACCTTTGACAATCATAGCCCTAATTTTGCGGCTTGTATGCCCTCTTTTTCAACTATTTTTAACCTCGCTATCGAACATGCCAACGAGTAGTGCGTGGTCACTTACCTTGGACGCCATAGCCTTGAACATCTTTTGTTCAATAGGGCTGCTTTGAATGTGCACCACAGTCACTTTGTCGGAGTTCTGCCCCTTGCGGTCGGCTCGCGCAATACATTGCAGGTACATCTCCACGCTCATGAGTGGGCCATAAAACACTACCGTGTCGGCAGCAGTCAGCGTGATCCCGTGTGCCGTAGCCTGGGGCTGCATGACCAAGACCTGAACATTGGGCGTGTGCTGGAAGTCATTGATGATCACCCCGCGCTTGGTCGCACTCACGTCGCCGTGAATCTGCGCAGTCTTGACGTTGTTCTTCTCCAGGTACGTGGTGATCGTGTCGATACTAGAGCGGAACATTGCGAAGATGATGACCTTGCGGTTGGTCTCCTCGATGACCTCCATCAAGACTTTAAGCCGTGCTGATGCGTCGAACTCAACCACTTCCCTGTCGTCGGTGTATGCCGCACCGCACGACACCTGCAAGAGCTTACTGACCATCACGCCCGCATTCACTGCGCTGATCGTCTCGCCGGCAGCCTGCACCAGCATCTGTTCTTTGAGCAGCTTGTAGTACTTCGTCTGTTGAGGCGAGAGCGCTACGTCACGGGTGACTGTCAGTACCGGCGGCAGATCCAAACACTGTGCCTTGGTGAACCGGATCGCTGGCTGCAGTGCCTCGTGTACCAGCGTCTTGGACTCAGGCTTAGGCGCCCACTTGAACTGCGTGATCTTGTTCATGACCTTGTCGCGCCACGCGGTGTAGAACTTCGGCACACCGTTCGGGTTCACGAGCTTGGCCAGACCGTACGCATCGACGGGAGACTGCGATGCGGGCGTACCCGTCATCATCCACAGATACGTGTGCGGCTGAATGATTGACTGCAGCGACTTCCAGCGCTGGGTCGTGGGGTTCTTGTATGCGTTGCAGTTGTGGACTAGCCAATGATCCCCAACAAAGTAGTTAGGTGTTCCTTCAACTTCGAGGTTGTATACAGGCTCCCCGTTTGGGCATTCGATATACGAAACAATCTCCACCCAAGCTCCGCCAGCTTGGCTTCTTTCTTCCGATCCTGCGCTTGCCGCGCTAACAGTGTGTGGCTGCCCCCGTCCACTTCCAGCCCCACCTTGAGGTGTGGCCACGCAAAGTCGAGCTTGTAGTTCGTAGGAAAGCCTTGCTGCCTCTTGCCCAACGCTACTGGGTAGTTCCATGCCCACCCCACAGGTAAGACCTCGGAAATCAACTGCTCCATCGGCGTCATGCCCGTACCGTTTCCCCCCCGCACAATCGGTTTGTGCCCGTTGGCTTTCGCTACTGCTGACAGCTTCGCCCGATGTTCTGGCGTCTTCGGCCCCGACGTTTTTCCCCGTTGATCTGGCGGCATCTGACTGAAGTAGCTGGCTCCGGGATTCATTAGATGCCACCTCTTCCGTGCGCAGGATCTGGAACAGGTAACCCCAGTCGGAATTCCCTTCGATAGAAACCAGAGCATCTGCGCTTTTTTGCGGCGGTACTCCACCCCGCAAACAGGACAGCTCAACGCCAGATACAAGGCGTCTTCCCGCAAGATTTTTGGCGCACACCCAGCCGGCATCAGTAAAGAACGGATGTTCTGGAGTGCACTGGATGGATTTTCCGTTTCCAAGTTTGACCTCAACCAATTGCGTAGCAGTGTTGCGTACAAGTCTTTTTATACGCATTACTCCGTCAGAAGTCAAGACCTCGTCCCCGGCTTCTAGCTGTTCAATCGGGCGGTTCCCCAACGGAGTTGCAACTGGCGTGCCTGCGACAAAGCACTCATCCACAATGATCAGATCGAACCGGCCATCGTTGAGCACCTCGCGGTTGATAAGGTTCAGCCCCTCATAGTTGGCAATGACGAACTCGTAGTCCCCCTGCACCAGCTCTATTCTGCGCGAGGCCTGCGCATGGTGGGCTACGACAGCGCTGCGGTGCATCACCGAGTTCATGATGTCCCCCATCCAGGCGCTGTGCATGATCGACAGCGGGCACAGGATCAACACACGCCGCACCTCACCACGCTTCATCAAGTAGTCAGCCGCCCACAGCGCGGAGAGCGTCTTGCCTGTCCCAGGCTCGTTGAAGCAGAACGCTCGGCGGTGCAGCGTCAGGAACGATGCGGTGTCTACTTGGTGATCCATCGGACGATAGCGTCCGGGCCAGTTGTACTTGCGTGTGATGGGCGAGACAACCTTCTTAACGCCCAGGTTGCGCAGCACGCGCATCTCGTCGAGGCCGAAGAAAACAGCGACGGTGTAGCCACCGTTGCCATGATCCTCGACGATGCGACTCTTCGGTATTACTGTGTACTTCGCAGGATTGCGCGTCCTGATAAGCACGGCCTTATCGTCCAGAATCTCCATCTCATTTCCCGTTATCGCTTACGTTCGCCTTGGGGCTGCGTAAGCGGAGGTTGCCCTTGGTTGTCTTACCCCCAGCACGCAGCGGCTTGATGTGATCTATGTGCTTGCCTGACCGGTCTATGCCGGCCTTGTCGTATGCCTGCCGGGCCTTCTGGCGCTCAAGTTGATCCTTGGTCTCGCCGCTGGCCTTCTGCAAGGCGTAGGCATGCTTGAAATCCCTTTTGCCGTTCTTCTGCGTCATGATTTAGTCCTAGTGTTTCGGGTTGAACTCGCACCCCGTCACTTGGCACCAGCGGCACAGCGGTGTCTGTGTGGGGTTCCATACGTTGTTTGCAAAGCTGTTCTCAAGCCGGGCTGTGCGCTCGCGGTACTTCCACCACGCCGCGTCTGCCTGCTCTCGCATCATCTGCATCTTCACCATAGATTCCTTCACGATGAATAGCAAGGCGCTGTTGACTTTGCGGATGTGTGGGAAGTGCGCGAACACCATGATCGACATGAGCACGAGCTGATCCCTGTCGGGGTAGCGATCGTTGCCGGTCTTCCAGTCACCCACCCAGGCCACCAAGTCGTCATCATCCACGATCAGGATGTCAGCAATGCCACGCACCCAGACGTCCTTGTCTTTCCAATCACAGGGTTGCAAGCTCTTAGTCAGCGCCATTTCATGCTCGGCCAGCTTGCGCCCAGGCTTCTTGAGAATCGCGTCCACCACCGCCTGGAACTGCGCGTAGGCGGGCGGTATGGGCTTGTTGTCCTTGATGTACTCCTCCAGGGCCTTGTGCACCTCCACGCCGTAGCGTGTGGCATCGGTCTCTTGGAACGGGTACTTGCCCAGCACCTTGACCTCGTGATACCGCCGCGCACAGCCTTCGTAGTCCTTCAGAGCGCTATGCGACCACCGGATGATTCGCTCAGACATTGGCCGTCTCCCTCGATGCGAGCCAGCAGTTCCACAACATCTTCACCAGCGTGCTGTCCCAGGCTACGCCGTGCGGGACACCGCTCTCGATACTGCACACCCACTGCTTGAACTCGTCGCTCATGTCAGTCCTTCGCGCTGTTAAAACCTAATACGGTCTTGATCCGGTGCTTAAGCATCCGCCACCAACAACGGGACATCGCATCCATACGGCGCTGTGTCTCCACAAGCTCGGCCATTGTTTCTGTGTGCAGCATGGCTAGTAGCTCGTATGCTTGTTGCATTTTGTCGTCGCTCATGTCAGTCCTTCGCGCTGTTGATTGCTTCGTTGAGGAGCTTTGCAAACTGCGTCACAAACTTCTCGTCGTTGTACAGCTTGTGTTTCATCTCATGCAGAACAGCGTGGGTCATCTCATGCCAGAACGTCTCAGATACGCTTTCTTCAGCGCGGTTCTTTGTGTAGATGACGATGGCCTTGGTGCCGTAATAGATCGCCCCGTACTCGCGGCCCCTGTCCTCATTGACGTAATGCACCTTGTACGGCGAGGCACCTACTTTGAAACTGTTTGGTTTGTATTGCATGTGAACTCCACTAGCCTTTTGCAAGGCCATAACGACGGTGAACGCCACCTTCAGCGGCCAGGGGGATCCCCGGCATGTACTTCGGCTCCATAGTCATCTGCTCCAGCACCCACGGCAGAGCGTCCTGACCCTCTTGTTCAGGTACAACAACAATCTGCTCATCATGTACGGTGCCTGCCACAGGGTAGCGTTTAGCTGTCCTGAGCATGCCGTCCGTCATCACAATGCGTGCAGTCGCCTGCGTCACATTGTTCGTAATCTTTCCTGCGTATAGCTTCGTGGCGTCTGAGCCGTACACCCACTGCGGCCTCCCACGAACATCTTTCTGTTGACGGAGATTAGGATACAACAGGCTCATGCCGTTGGGAAGAACAATCTCTTCTTTGCGGAAGACCAGACACTTATGGCGATACTCTTCGCCATCTGCCAGTGAGCGCTGGATAAGACCGCTGCAAAGCTCCCAGAAGCCGACAACCGGGTACGCGGTCGAACGATAGATATCAATGATCTTCTTCGCTGCGACGCAGTGCACCAAGAGTTCTTTCGTAGTGCATACATGCGGAATCTCCTGCATGCGGAGGATGTTCTCGTCCCACTCCAGAAACCGTTCCACGTAGTCTGCCGTAACGCCCAGCTTGCGGGCGAAGTCCTTGTCGTACCGAACAGGCGGCGCACCGAGGAAGCCGACCAATAACTGAGCTGCAAAGCTGGCCCAGCCCAGCCCATACCCCGCGCCAAGCAACGCGCTTTTTGCAGACTGGCGTAAGTCGGGATGGCTTTCTTTCGAGAGCCCCGGTATATTGAACATCTGAGCACCGAACTGCGCATAGGGGTCTCCTTTTGCTCTAAAAATGTCGAGCATCTCGTCATAGTCAGACAGCCATGCCAGCACACGCGGCTCGATCTGAGACAAGTCACCGACCACCAGCACATGCCCTTCGGGCGCCATGATGGCCTTGCGCAGGAAGCTCCCACGCTTCAGATTTTGCATATTTAACTTTTGCCCGGCAGTCCACCGGCCAGACAGCGCGCCGTAATAAGACAGCGGCACAGGCAGCCGCCCACGCTTCGATATCTCCAGGAACCGCTGCGCCCGTGTGCGCTCAGTCGTTGACTTCACCTTCAGCCGGGCCTCGCACAGCAGCGCCACATCCTCGTTAGAGCCGTTGAGCAACGCTTGGAACATCGCGTCGTTCTTTGCAAAGGCAAAGGTCTTGCCTTCTGGGTTCGGCGTCTTCACTGTCGGGCGCTTGTTCTTCATCGGGGGATCCACCCCGAGGGTGCGCAGCAGCTCTGCGAACTGGGGGTTACTGGCCAGCGCGCCGTCTGTAATGTCCAGCCGCTTGAGCAGTGCTTCGCGTTGTTCACGCTCTGCATACAGCGCATCAGTCAGCATGTCCGAGTCCAGCTCCAACAGCGGGCGGGTGTACATCTTGAGCGTCATGTCGATGAGGCGCAGCTCGCTCTTGGGGTAGCCCTTGCCCAGGCGCTCGAAGATATGCTCGCACAGATACACGTCATGAGCGCAGTACTCTGCAAGCTCCCTCTCAACCCGTGGTGACAACTCGATCAGCCCGTCCGTGCTGTTGATGGCATTGCCCTTGGCGGGGAGGCCGAAGTCTTCGGCGAGCTTAGCCAGACTGTTGCCGACCTCCACACCGCGCAGCGCCCTGGCCATCGAGAGCGTGTCGAAGATGAACGCGGGGTGTACGTTGTAATGCCAGCCCAGGATCGCCACATCGAACTGCGCGTTATGGGCCAGCACCGCTGTGCGGTTCCAGTCGATGGTGGCTGCCCAGTCTGAGATATCCCGGCCCTTGATCCACACAACGGGCTCGCTGCTGCCCAGCTCATGCACGCACAGGCCGAAGGCTTTGAACCGGATGTCGCGGATATATTCCTCCGTGGTGAGCTTGCGCAGCGTGTAGTCTTTGCTGTCATACACCGTCTCGAAGTCGACGGCCAAAATTCTGTCGAAGGGTGTGCTCATGGCGGGCTTCAGTTGAACATCTCTTTGGGCGGTGCGTCCTCTAGCAAAACGTCACCCATCGCATCCACGGCGCTCATAAGTATCTCGGTCATGGCCAAGTCGTTCGCGTTCACAGACATCACAGCGATGCGCTCTTTGTCTCGCACGAGCAGCACGCCGGCGGCTTCTGCACCTTGGCCGTAACAGCTTGATAGCAGCCGCACGAGCATCTTGAAATGCTCCTGTTCTTTCTCAGGCAATGATGCGAGGTGCGCGATCATCTTCTCGTCGCTCTCAGCGGATTTATGTTCCCTCATTGAGTAGCTCCTCTAGTTCGTTGAGGTTGTGTTCGTTGACGACAAGGGCTACGCCCCCGGCCATGACGATCCGAGCAATCTCCCGGTCTTGTAGTGCGGTGGTGGTGCCCTTGCCTGCCTTGGCCTCAATACCGAAAAACAGTCCTCGGCAGCACACAAAGAAGTCGGGGACGCCGTGCCTACCCATCCCATAGCTGACAGGCATGTAGTAATAGGCGCCGGCGGCGTCGAGAATCTTTCGAATGTGGGCTTTCACCATCCCCTCGGGTGTTGTGGCCATAGTGATCTCCGTAGCGTTTGTGTTTGGTGTTATGGGGTGAGGGGGAATGTAGATTCCGCGCCCCCTCGGCTCGCGGTTCGTGGAGTCGGCACGCGAACACAGGTTCATCGGGTACGTGCCGATAAGAAGTAAGGGTCACATCTACAAGGCTCGCCAAACTTCTTCACTTACACCCGACTCAATACTTGAAACCTTTACGCAATTCTTCGGCCAGCTTCTTGGCGTAGTGCTTGGCCTTGTTGGCGTCATCCGAGTCTTTCTTACCCTGGCGCATGCCGTACTTGATGACGTTGCCTTTGAGGTAGCCGATCCACTCGTCGTGCGTCAGCACCGCCTGCATCACAGCCCACGGCTGGATGCCCATGTCCTTGTAGTGCGTGCCTCCAATCTGTTGCTGGTCAGCGGGGGCCTCTATGTCTAGTTGCACAAAGTAGTTGCCTAAGTCCGGCGTCTCGCAATCAAAAATCGAGTCTTTAAAAGTCGTCAAGATCCGCTCTCCTTTAGCTTCTGTCGTTGCCTATACCGCTGAGATACCTCAGCACGGGTGAACCGCCTGCGCGGCTCGTCTTTGTCAGCCCCCAGCTCATACACGGGAATAGCGTCTCTCCCGAGGCTGTCTGGCAGCCAACTGCCTATGTGCACAGCGTTCTCCGCCTTCAATGCGCGAAGCCAGTCCTGTGCCGTTACAACATGAACACCTGTCTCGTTTGCCAGCGCCTGTGCTGTCACAGGCCCGGCCTGCAGCAGCCTAAAGGTCTGCGCTAAGACTAGGTGGTTAACCTTTATCGCTTTAGAACCTTTAGAACTCATCCTGTACTCCTTAGCCCCACCCTGTCGTCCACCTTCGGTAAGCGGATCGCATCGGGCTGCTTGATCATCTTTCTTGCCAGCGCCAAGGCGCTGTCGAGTTCCTTGATCGTGATCACATCCATCTGTTGATCGTGTAGCTCCAGCAGATCCTGGATCGCCTTGATCTCGACCCCCATCGGAACGAAACGCAGCTTGTCCACAGCGCGGAAGATGGTGCGCAGGATGGCAGCGCGACCTTCCACGGACACCTCCAGGTACTCACTGCCGAAGCCCATACTGCACAGCACCTCGACCATGTTGCTCAGGGCCACGAGCACATTCATGTCCATCTTTGTCGCGGTTCCCTGCATCAGCGCCACAACGGCGCCACTGTTGCGGATCTTGAGCGTGCGCAGAAAAGAGTCGTGGGATTTAACTGACTCCATCCCCTCCATGACGTGCCCGATGGTGTTCAGGATCTGCGGCTTGGGTCGGTACTTCTTGCGGGTCTTCGCATTCGATGGCATGGCGCGCCGTGCTCAGTAGCAGGTTGTCTGGCAGTTGCTGCCGTAGCAGCACGTCTGGCACGTCACCATGCGTCCGTTGTACCAAGTGGTGTGCGTGGTGCATGTTGCCCAGGCAGCGACGGAGGTGAGTGCGGCGATAGCGGCAATGAGGATTTTCTTTTTCATACGTTTCTCCAATGAAAGGATGTGTTAACTAAGGGGTACGTTTTTGTACAAGTGCAGAAAACCTGTCTAAAAGAGCCCAAGTTTTGTACATGACGTGTGTGTCTACGCGGGGGGCGAGCCCCACCTCCAGTGCCAGCGCGTGCAGCGCTTTCATGGTCTCTGTGTATGTCGGCAGGTTAGCGTCGAGAAGTACAGCATCAACGGTCTCTACAGGTTTCGTCATGCTGCGTTCCTTTTAGGCTTCGTCTTCGCCAGTTACCAGCGGGATGTCACGCCACTCACCGGGGACGATCCCCGCGTAGCGTTGATGGGGCTCGAACCACTGCTGCAGGATCTTGATGTTTGTCGGAGAGTATCCGTTCTTGTTTATGTCGAATGCGGTGACTTCTCGAACTACAAACCGCAGGTGCGCTGTGGGTGTCAGCGTCAGGGAATCAGCATTAAAGGTCACGGTAGCGCTCCTTGCGTTCTCTCAGGCGTTGGGAAATGATGGACTCGTGGATGCCACTGAGCTTGCCGCACGTATCGCACTTGTAACCCAGCATGAGCCGCTCGTTGTTGGAGTCACCCTCCCACCATGTTGTGATGGTGCCTGAGTTGTTACCCATGCGGTGCTGCATCGCGTGCCCCCATCGCCTGAGTGTGCGCTTAACTCGCCACAAGAAACCTCTCATCTTTGCTGCTCCTCTTTGATGAACACCGACAAGCGGCGCATGGATGCGATGCAGTACTCGCTCATGCGAGCGTGGTAGTCAGACGCGGCTTGATGTCGCAGCAGGTCTTTCTTTGCCGCCTCTAACTCCCTGGTAGCCAGCGCGACAGCCGTCGGCGTTCGAAACAACTTGGTCAGATTAAACACTGGTTGCATAAAGTGATTTCCAACTTGTTTAAAGGTTGCTTGACGGTAACGGATTATGCGCCAACGGCTGACCGTGTGCAACAGTTGGCGTTGTTCTGTTGTCTCGTTTTAGTCTGTTTGAGCGGGCTCGTCCGGATCCCACGGCAGCGGCGTGCCGTTGGCCCTGTATGCCTCGTGTCGCCAGCGTTTGGCTCTGCCTTTGTTGTATTCGCACGAGGGGCACTTGCCTCCGTCGATCTGGGCGTCCATCACCAGGGCGGCGAATGCTTCCAGGGAGTTCAAATAGATGCCGTCCTCGTGTGGGTTGGCTCCGATGAGTTGGCACTTCTGTGCCAGTGCGATTACTTCTTCTCGCGTCATTTGTGTTCCTTTAAAGTTGTTTCTATGTACTGGCGAAGCTCTTCTATCTCTTCACGCAGCCGATCCTCCACCATCTGGTACGTGACGATGCCTTGGTGGTCGGGGTTCGATTCGCAGCGCTCGTTATAGGTTTTGATGTCTTCGTAGTTCACTACGTCTCTCCTATTTCATAAGACCCGCGAAGGGGCTTGCGCTGACTGCGCGGTGTGCTTTACCGGCACGGATCAGACACACCAGACCTTTACTGACACCGTGCTCTGCTGCGACGGCTCGTGATGGGCGCGGGTCACTGCGTATCTGCTGGACTTGCTCGTCGGTCAGCTTGCGCCTGCCTCTGGCCACTTGCTGTAGCTTGATGATGCGGAGCATCCCGTTGGGATCCACGTTCTGGTTCATGATCTTGTGATGCGCTTTTTTTGTTCGAGCAATGGCGTGAGCTGGGTTGACGCATCGGAAATTACCGCATCTTGGCGCGATGTAGTAGCCATCCACGGCCTTGCCTTGCAGCTCGAACATCAGACGCCTAACGGTCATCATCTTGCCGCCGTGCGACACCTGCGGTGTGTCGTTCGCGATATACCCCAGCCACTCATTGCACTCACCCACTTCCACCGTGCGGGCCATCAGCGTTTCGAGCGTGTGCTGCGTGAGGCCGCGTGTCACCCCTTCCCCCCAATCCCATGTGCTCTCTCTACATGCCGCACACAAGCGATAAGACAAAAAACAGTCGGTGCAATTGGGTCGTTGCGCGTGTCATCCCACATTTTTAGAATCTCCTCATCCGCCAGCGGCTGGCGCTGTGGTGGATGGGTGTAGAGCAGCGTGTGAGGAGGTGCCCATCCCTCAATCTCAGGCATTTTGTAAAGATCGCCCTCACGATCCATCCATGCGACGGGCACCGGCGCTAGTGCTGCGCGCAAGGCGGCTTGCGCCTTTAACACTGTTTGACGATCTTCTGAACGCGGAGTAGTCGCCACTTCAAGCGCCTCAAGCGCCCGCTCTGCGGCCTCTCGTAGTGTTGTCATTCCTCACTCCTGTTCTTTTCTGTCAGACGGACTTCTACTTCTAGCGCGAGGCTGAGGTATGCGCCTACGCGACCGTCGTCACCAACGAAGTCTTTACATATCTCGTCACGTTCTTCGTGTGTCAGCCCCAGCCATTCGCGTCGGGGTGGCTGCACATAAACCGCTTGCGGGTTGAACACGGCGTCGTGCGGTTTCTTTCTGAAGTACCGGTGACCGACTGCGTTCGTGTGCATCCAGGCTACTGGGCTTGCGTCACTCGCCATGCTGTGGGCGTCTAGTGCTTCGCGTAAGGCGACTACAGCCGCATCTTCTCGCTCCCAATTCCCCTCTACGCCAACGTTCTCAAGCGCATCAAGCGCCATTTCGGCGGCTTCTTTTAGTGTTGTCATTTCCTTCCCCTCACGCATATGGCCACGCCCATGTCGATGCTCGATGCTGTCATGTGCACCTGCACCAACTCCGCACATGCTTGACGTTCTGCTCTCAAAACGAGGTCGGCGAAGCGTTCGATCCTTTGCAGGTAGTCGCTGTTCGGTACAGGTGCTGACCAATCTAGTCCGGCTTGAGGCGGGTTAAGCAATCCCGATTCCTCCGCCATGCTGGTGATTTCTTCGCGTGTCATTCTCTTCTCTCCTGTTTTTAAGTGAGGCACAGCAGCGCACAGCGTATCAACGCGCTGCACAGGGCCATGCTGGTTACTACTCTTACTGCTTTGACTGCCCCTCTGAGGGGGCTTGGGCTCAGGCGTTTGGGGAGGCTGCAACGGGTGCAGGGGGTGCCTCCGGTACAGGCACGGGGAGCGCGTTACGTCTTGATGCTTCTTCCAGGGCACGGGCGAACATGGCCGGCTTGCCGATGGTGCCTACGCTCTGAGACTCCAGCGTCTCGCGGTGGATCACCCACCAATACATCCCCACACTGCTCACACCCCACGGGCCAGCGCGGGAGTCATCGGGGAACCGATCGGGTTTCGGTTTTGGGTCAGTCATAAGGGCTCCTTTGTTACGGTGTACAAGTAAACCGACTGGATTACGGTAACTATACTACCAGCGCGTCTCTGGGTCGTCAAGGCCGTTGGTGGTCTCGTAAAAGTCGTGCAGCAGGGCGCACACCTGAACCGCTGCCAGGGCACCGCCCACAACCAGGGCCATCACTGTGATGAGGTTGTTGTCTGCGGTGTTGTTGATCCCAATGAACAGCAGGTGCCCCCAGCCGAGCATCATCAGGAAGTGTGCGACAACGTAGGCGAAGAGTTGTTTCTTGCGGGTGTTCATGCTGTTCCTTTGGTTGCTTTGTTGATAGCGGCGCGGGCTTGAGCTAGTACGGGCAGGCTGGCATCGCGTTGATCTTTCACTAGTGCTTGCAGTGCGGCCAGCAGGTCGGCGCTCGCATCGTGTAGTCGCTTGCTCTGCATGTGGTTGACGTACACCTGACAGGGTCGGCACTGGCCACGGTCTATGCGGGGGTCATCCCCGCAGTCGTTGAGGCAGTCGCATTGGGGGAGGGGTTTGGTTGCCATTGTTAGTAGCCCAGCGTGAGATATGTTTTTTCCCTTGCTTTGTTTTCTTCGGTCATGTGGGGATCGGAGCGCATGACCCAGCTGTCGTCATCCGGGGGAACCGCTTTAATTAGTGCAACCTCGGCGGCTTCAATGTGTGCGTAATCGCTGTATTTTGGGAAGATAACTTCCACATCGTCGGGGTACTGCGCGAGTAGTTTTTTCAACTCACCTAGCGTCATGTTTTGCTCCTGTCTTATATAGAGGGGGTGCGGCCACGTACTAGCTCATCGCGGCGGTCGGCGGTCATGGTCACGTGTGCGGTCTGGATGGTGGTCAGTTCCTCGGGGGTCAAGAACATCGTCCAGTGAGGGGCGGGCACGATGTAGGGTGCGAGCTGTCCGGCATCGGCTGCGAGGTCGAAGCGTTCTTGGGCTAGCGTGAGGAGGGTTACCTTGATGTCGTAGAACGCGAGCGTTGAGGTGTGAATGGTCGTGCTGCTGGCCACTTTCTGCCGTGCTAGCTGGGTGCTGCGTGTCGCGGTCTTGAACACTGTCTGCCAGTAGTCGAACACTTTGGTGAGCATTGCGGGGTCGTTCACAGCGGTGCTTAAGACGCCATTCTTTACAGCCTTCTCGAACGCGGCGCGGGCTTGCTTGGCAATGGCTCGGTCACTCTTACGGGCAGCGCTCTGCTGTGCCTTGTCGCGGCAGGTGCGGCAGGTCTTGGCCTTGGTCTTACGCACAGCCTGCGGGTTGTTCCACCCCCAGAGGCGGCGCTGTGCAGCGCTCACGGTCTTGAGGAACTCGGTCACGGGCTTGATCTCTCGACACTTCGGGCAGCGGTACATCCCCGGGCTACCCTCGACAGGCTGCGCACATGCTGCGCGTTGCTTCTCGCCCAGGTCAGGGCACCAGTCAGCGGCCAGGGCGCTCTTACATAAGAGCTTGTGCAGCTTGGGGCCGGGGAATGCCTCCACCCCCTGGTGGTGGCTGAGGTGGGCGAGTGCCTCTAATGCTAGCGTGAGGGCTTTGAACCGGGCGGGGTTGTCGTGCTCTGGCGCTTGCTTTCGCATACGAGCGAACAGGTCTCGTGCGTCTTCATATGTATGCACCTCGGTCGGGTAGGCCCACAGATAGGTGCGTCGGGCGGGGTAGGGGATCTTTTCGGGTGTCATGTTGCGTCTGCTCCTGGCAATACGAGTTCGTCGGGGATGTCTACTTCTTCGCCCAGCTTGCTGGCTACGAAGCAGCGCATGGCTGCGATCAGTGGTGTGGGGCCGCATACGGCATTTTCATCAACGTGGTATGACATGCCCCAGTAGTCGCCTTGTGATCCGTGATTTTCTTCAAGGCCGTGCCTATCTCGGATCACTGCACCCCACCGCGACACCTTCTTGCCCGTCCAAAAACCTTCAGCATCTGGAATGTCTTCATCATCGAGACGGATTACGCTGATCCCCTTACGCTCAATAATAGGCCCGCTTTGGGACCAGTCGGTTGAGTACTTGGCGTGGGATACCAAACATGGGAGCCAGCGGATATCTTCGCGACCCCTCGCGGTCGTTTCTTCGCAAGCCGCCACCGCCCAGTCCAGCGCGGCGCCCGTTAGTTCGCTCGTTTTGATTTTCATGCTGCTATGCCTTCTGTTTATATCGTGATGGTTGCGTCTACTAGGACGTTGCGCACCTGCTCTGTCAGATCGAGGTCTTCGAGTGCGTACTCAAGTCGGGTGTCGATCAGGTCGGAAATAATGTCTTCGCGCTCTTTGTCGCGGCTTGCGTTGGCGTGCTGTAGGCGGCTCACTTCGTCTTCTAGGACTTGTATGCGAGCGTTCAGCGCGTCTTCCTGTGCTGTGTTTATGAGGCTGAGGGTGTCGAGGCGCTTCTCTAGCTTGATGATGCGGTCTTGTAGCTGCGTGTTAACGCTTAGCTGGTCTCCGATGCTCGTAACGAGCGCACGGTCAAGGCCGCTCGTGAACCGTTCTAGTGCCACTGTTTTAGCTGCGATGCCGGCTAAGTCAGCGTCAAGGGTCGCAAGCTTGTCTTCTATCGCGGCTTGAACAGCCGCTTGTATCGTCTGCTTGAGGGCTAGCGTGATGAGCGCGTTCAGGCTGGAAGTGTCGGTCGTGTTGATGATCATTGCGTTCATTGTTGGTTCTCGATTAAATGGTTGGTTGGGTTAAGAGTTTATTCCAGAAGTGTGACACCATGTCACACTTTTTATTTTGTGTTGCTTAGATTGTCCAGGCTGGTGCGCTTGGCATCCCTTCCATCGGCCCGTTGATCGGGCTGACCCATGCGCAGGTGGTGCCGTGCATATCGAGCCATGCGAAACCGCACGTCCCCAGCGTGCCAGGGCGCACCAGCGTGCCGATGTGTTCTTTTTTGTTGCCTTTGATGATGTGCGCAGCGTTGTCGACGAGTGCGAGGTATCGGGGATCGTACGCCACGGGCTCGTGGCTGTACTCGTGACGTGCGACACGGCGCCAGTTAACAAACTTCCAGTCCATCTCGGCTATGCGTTGCTCGTGGAGGTATTGCTTCGAGGTCACGGTGTGGATGATGGCTGTGCGTGGGGTGCCGCCGTTGTATTGTCCGGGTTGATCGGGCAGCGTGATGCTGAATGCGGGGGTTTTCGTTTTGGCCAGTTTGACAAGGTCAGGGCACCAGTCCGGCGGGAGAATGAATTGCGTCTCGGTTGCAGGGAGAGTGCCAACTATGTCGCCGTTGTCCACCTTCGACACGGCCAGCGCGTGGCCGTTGGTTGCGATGACGTACGCCCCCTTAGGGCCGGTCTCAATACACACCCCCGTGAGGTACATGCGTATATCTATGGCAGCGCGGAACGAAGCAACAGCCGCGAAGTGTTTAGCGTTTATTGTCAGATTGAGGTTTGTTGTCATGGTGTAGGTTCTTTGTGCGTGGGTGATTGTGTGGGGGCATTAACACTGGTCGGGCTTACCCGCCACAGGCGCGGTCTTCGCGTTTCTCTTTTTCGGCGATGTCGTTCTGATAGTCGCGCTCCGACTCGCGTAGCTCTTCGTCGCTGAATGTTTGGTCGGGGCGGTAGCGGATGAAATGCTCGATGGCGTGGAGGATGTTGGCGCGGGTGATGTTGCGCTCAGTGAGCCATTGGTCGTGCAGGTTCCACCCCTCGATGCATTCGTCAGTCAGTTCGTCGGCGGTGTAGCGTCTCAGGATGATCGACACGTCCTCGGGGTCGTCGTGCCCGTCTGAAGTGATGTAGACATACGCGATGTGGGCGCATAGTTGGGCGGGTGTGGTGTGAGCCGTGTTCTGGAATTCGAAATTGTTGCGGTGTACGTTGGTCATGGTGTTATGCCTCTTTTTTAGCGTAGTCGCGGATGTAGCTTGCGATTTCCTGAAGTCTGAAGCCGTCCGAAGGCGTGTTCGTGCCGTGTAGCCATTTATTTATGCATTGCACGTCGTTGGCCGTCACGCATGGGACAACCCTCGCCGCATGTAGCGCGTTGCCGTGATAGCTAATGCCTTGCGCCGTTTGATCGAGTTCTTTTGCGATAGCGTACAGGTCGTGGGTCATGGTGTGGTTCCTTTGAGTTTATTTGGTAGGGGGTTGGTTGGCGTGTGGTTCAGCCTCTGAGCATCTCCATCAGTGCGCCGGTGTCGTCCGGGGGGAGGTAGTCACGGCGTGCGGCAAATATCGACAAGCCGGCACGTTCGCAATAGTCCACTCTGTCGCGTATTGACAGGCGCGCCCAATACGCTGCGGCTTCGTCCCATTCAAGCTGCGAGAAGTGCATGCAGTCCAATACCGGGTAGTCTTCGAGCGCTGTCAGGATGTCGTCTGCCTCCGCCAGGGCTTGCGCGTCACTCTCATGTATGGCTATCCACTCGATCCAACCCACGGCCCAGTGACGCTCGCGAACTACGTGCACGCTCTCAGACTCTCCGCCGATTATTTCAAGCCCCCGCGTAAAGTTCGAGCGTGTGAGCGCGTCACTGTCGCGGCTCTGCCCGAGGAAAACGAAATACTCGGGCCACTGGGCCCCCGCGTATGCGTCGGGTAGATTCCAGCGTTGGATGTTTTTGTATGTGGTGCTCATGGTGTAGGTGCTCCGGGTGCGTTGGTAGGGGGTTGTTCAGCGTGTCCAGTAGGTGAGACCGTTTATCTCGACGGGCGTGTAGTCTTCTTGCAGAGCATCGGCGGTGCGCTCCCAGTCAATGGCGATCCATGCGGGGAAGTCGCCGGGGATGGTGCCGAGCTCCTCTAGTAGCTCTTGGGTGTACTCGGTGAAATATGCATCGTGGATCAGTGTTAGGGGGTACCAGTCACCGCGCCACTGTTCGTCCCCACCTAGGCCCTTGAGCGCGTCGAGGAGGGCGCGTAGCTCCCGCGCTTCGTCAGCATCTTCCTTGGTGAACCCCTCATTAAAGGTGCCGCCCGCGTTGTCTCGCAAGCTGTCCAGCGCTTCGAAGCGCTCGATAAGGTCTCGCACGTCAATGATGTTGTCGAGGGGGTATACGTTGCTGTTTGCGTTGGTCATGGTGTAGGTGCTCCGTGGGTGAGTGGGGTTGGTGGGTGGTCAGAGTGATGCGGTCTGGATGCTGTGCGTGGGGCACGGGGATGGGACTAGGTTGCCGAAGCCGTCATCGGCGTAGAACACGGCATAGGGGGTGCTGATATAGGTGCCTTGGCGGAGGTATATCCAGAAGCCTAAGAGAGATTGCATGGTGCGGGTTCCTTGTGGGTTGGTTGGTGGTGGAAAGTGTGACGTGGTGTCACACTTTTTATTCTGCGTTTATTACTCGCGTTCGAGGTAGCACCCCTCGCGTTTCGTGCCGTTGGCGTTGTCCCATGCGTAAAACTGCGGCAGGCCGGGCATAACAGGGCTAATCGCTTTGAACTCCCCGGTAGCTTGCCAGTGCGCAGTGTCGAACAGGAAACAGCCCGTCTCACCCGTTGTGATGTCGCGGCATTGAATTGTGTAGTTCATAAGGCAGGCCATGATGTAGGTTCCTTGTGCGTTTGTTTGGTGGGGGTTACATGCCGCGCATAGCGGCACGAATGGATGAAACCGAGTACGGCGCGCCGTCCGGGGTGTGCGTTGTGCCGATTGAGCGTAGGTCGTCGAGCATGTTCTTCGCGGCAGCCGCCCTGCGGTGGGTGCGCACTTGGTCGAGCGCCATGCGGTAGAGGCCCTCGTCGTTGTTGATCCACAGCGACACGTTCCAGTGATTCCAGTTCAGGTGTCCGTTATAGGGCTTGCTCATGATGTAGGTTCCTTGTGCGTTGGTGGGTGGTTGTCTAGAAAAGTGTGACGTGGTGTCACACTTTTTATTTTCTGCTTTTACTGCTTTGGGTACAGCGTGGGGACTAGTCGCTTGAGGGCGGTATCGATGTGGTCATCGTTGGCGTAGGGGTAGAGGGTGTCGCACACGAAGTGTTCGGGAACGATGTTCTTGCGTTGTGCGTGGAAAAGAAGATCCCACCTATAGCGTTGGTCGGATAGTTCGGCGGCTTTGTAGCGGTCTCGGTGGAATGAGGTGTCCAGCTGGGTGACTGCCGTGCGCAGCAAATTGAGGTGTTCGGGCTTGATTTTCATGATGTTTTCCTTCGATTTGTTGATTCGATGAAGAGATTGTGCCACAGAATAAATTGTTATGCAAGAGTTTATTTCAATTATTTGTGTTGTATTTTAGCAACATAAAAGGTTCTGTCCGAATGAAAAGGTTGTGAGCAAAATTGAGGAGAGTAAGCATCCATGCGGGTTTCGGGGGGTTCTGGCCTCATAGACTCGTTTGACATTGAAAACAACCGGAATTCTGAGCGTAAGGATCCATGCGGGTTAGCGGGGAGGTCATAAAAAGAGGGGGGGGGTTACTGGCCTATTATTTCAATTTCGGGCATTCTAAATCTTGGCAAGGAATGGCTGGAGAGCAAGCATTCATGCGGGTTGGAGGGGGTACTGGCCTTCCTACCTACTTTTTCCCCACATCAAAAGCAAACTAAAAAAATTTTTCTTTTTCAAAAGAAAAAAGAAAAAAGAAAAAAGAAAAAAGAAAAAAGAGGAAAAAAGTGTGCTTATATATAAATCTCTTTTAATAGATATATATATATGGGTAGCAAAGCCAGTCCCCCCTAGACGCTAGCATCCATGCGGGTTAGAGGCCGACGCTTGACAACCTTTATTTAGGATTGTTGAAAAATGAGAACTCTAAATTGTATGTAACAGTTTATTTTGTGTGAGATTGGCATTTTAGCCTTAAGGGGCTGGGCGTTTCCGACCAGTGTTAGAGATTTTCGCGGTGAAAGAGGCGTTCGATTGTGTGCGTGGGTTGGCGATAGTGGGCCGCGACGATTAAGAGCGCCACGCGAAAGGGTACGTGTTTGATGTTCAGAAGGTGCGTGAGGTATGAAATTATTTGAGTGTGCATTTTGGAAAGTGTGACACGTGTCACAGATTTTTTGTGCGAAGTGCAGGGGCATGCGAAAGAGCCCTCACGCGTTAACGTGAGGGCCCTAAGGGGGGAGGGGTGTAGGGGCTTAGTCCGTGCCGTAGGCGGATGGGATGTCGCGGCCTGAATGGGCGCACGTTAAGGGGTCACCCTCCCAGTGGATGAATGCATCCACAGCCTGCCAGTCACGGCACGTGCCGGGCTGTTGCATGGCTCGCCTAATGAGTCGGTAGTTTTCCCGTGCGCTCTGTGCGTCGATAACTTCGCCGTCCGCCATGAGGAGGGCCATTTGGTACCCGCCGGGCCATGCATAGCCGCCTGAACGGACGAAGTTTTTAAGGGTGTCGATTTTCATGGTGTATCCAATGGGGGTACGTGCCCCCGAGGGTTAAAAATAGAGGGCGAATATCAGGCCAAAGGTCACGCCTAGGGCAATGGAAAAAAGGGCTTGTTTCATGCGGAAGCCTTCATCAATGCAAAGGCTTTTGAGAGGGCTTTGTTCGCGAGTTTTCTGTCCATCCCATATGCTTGGATCAACTGCGCCATAGCGGCAATTTGTTCGGAGGTAGCCTCTGGGGTTTCTTCTTTCGTTTCTGCCTCAGTTGCCCCCTCCTCTGCGGCTTCGACAGCCGCGGTATGGGCTGAGGTTTCCCCCACAATGGCACGCACCATGCGGGACAATTGTTTTGCGGCACGATCCCTCAGGGTCTTATCGGTGCCCGACATCACGACGCGACCTGTCCCTTGTGTTTTCGTTTTCACGCCATAGAACGCGGCCACATGGGGTAACAGAGCCTCCGCAACGGCCTCAGAAGCTTGCCCTTGAAAACTCGCCGACCATTTTGCAACGAAGTGTTCTTCAGTCTCAATAGCACGCAACACGTGGTAAACATCCTTCCGGATGTCTGAGGATTCGCTCTTTGTTGTAAGGGCTGCGCAGTGTGTGGTGTAGGGGGATGTGCTCATGGTGATATCTCCGGGTAGGTTAAGGGTGAAAAAGTGTGATCGGATGTCACGGTTTCGAAGTGTCGGGGGCTGTTCAATCCACTAAGCCCGCGTTGTGCATGCGGGGGATAAACCCCGCCGAACACCACGCGACCCCGCTAACACTTAAAAACCGCTACAACATGAGAGAGATTCTCTCACGAAATAAAAAGATAGGTCAATAGGTTTATCGACGTTTCAATAAACTGTTTGATAGGTGAAAACCCCATGCCTTGAGTTTATTCAGGCACAGCACAGCACAGCACAGCACAGCACAGCACAGCACAGCACAGCACAGCACAGCACAGCACAGCACAGCGAGCCGGCAGAGCGGCAGAGCGGCAGAGCGGCAGAGCGGCAGAGCGATTCCAGCCAATCGCCCCAGGCGCGACCCCACCGTACCGGCACCCCCCGCTGTATGACGAGGGCAGGGGAGCTTGGCAGGAACAGTATTTCACAACCACGCTACACAGTTATGCCAATTTAAGTAAGGCCGGCGCATTGTGTGTTATGCCAATTTAAGTAAGACCAGCGCACTGTGTAGTTATGCCAATTTAAGCACCACCCACTATAAAAATTCAGCGACGCATCGTTATGTCTTTTTAGCTAATGCCCTTGCGGTTCGCGTTATGCTCTTGAGGTTGCGCTTTGAATAATTAGACCCCCCACCCCCACTATAAAAATTTTGCATAGCTCTTTGTAAAACTTTAGACATTAGTAGGCAAAAAAGCCCGCTTGAAACCAAGCGGGCAATGGAGGAGGTTCAGACAAAACTAACAGGAGAGAGATGTGCGCAAAGCGCGAAGTAAATGTACACTGCGACCAACGAGAAGGCAAATATGTCATCTACGCATACGCAAATGTTTGAGAACTTGGTGCAATTCGAGCCTGAAATATCACCAGCAGGCGACTTCACTCCTATAGAGCAGGTAGGCGCTGCTACTATGCTCGACGCTCAATTAGAGACGGCGGCATGGCTTGAAGACCTTGGAGTCCCCTCAGACAAAGACGTAGACGACAAGCAGCAAACCAAAGCCGCACGGACAGCTTTCACCGCGCTTAATTTCGATCTCAGCAGCGCAACGCAGAAGCAAGCCCTTGCCGCTATAAAGACGCCTGCCGCAGTGCAGCACCTCACAGGAATGCTGACGGCCTATGATTGGGACTTCATCCATCAGGCCAAGGAACTGCGCGGCTACGCTGTAGCGAAAATCGTCGAAGAGACAACCAACCCCAACGCTAACATCAGGCTGAAAGCCTTGCAGATGCTTGGCAACGTGACGGAGGTTGCACTCTTTACTGAGCGCGTGGAAGTCACCAAGAAGGATGCCAGCGAAGAAGAGATCGAGAAGCGCCTGCGCGAGCGCTTGGCTAAGTTCATCACCAACATCCCGTCCAGCGCCACGCCAGCAGAAGTTATTGACGTGAAGTCCATCGACGCTGAGATCGGTCAAGTCGTAGAGCGCCGGGATGCTTGAGGAACTCTCATCAGAGGCGATAGCCGCTTTGGTGGCAAACCTGCCCAGCATGCCGCTGGCAGAGAAGGAAGCCTTGCTGAGTGAGTTGGAAACACTTGAGCACAAGAAGCTCTTAAAGCGCTGCCGTGACGATTTTCTGACGTTCTGCGCCCACCTATACCCTGAGTGGAAAGAAGGCCCCCATCACCGCTATATGAAGCCGTTGCTACACAAAGTGCGGGACGGTGAAGAGACGCGGCTGACGGTCAGCATGCCCCCACGCTTCGGTAAGTCAGAGACGATCGCCTATATGTTTGTGGCGTGGTACTTGGGGCACTTGCCTAGTCATCACATTATGATGGCCACCCACACGGCAGCGCTCTCCGCTGACTTCGGGCGTAAGGTGCGCAACCTGCTCGACACAAAAGCGTACCGGGAGATATTCCCCAACACCACCGTCTCTAAAGACAAGAGCGCGGCAGACAACTGGACGACGACTGCGGGCGGCAAGTATCTGGCCATCGGTATCGGCGCTAACGTAGCTGGGCACGGCGCCCACCTTCTGGTGGTCGATGACTTGGTCTCGGAACAGTCAGTCTTGGCCAACCCGGATCATGCGTTCTCTGTGGCGTGGGAGTACATGCAGGTCGGCCCTATCCAACGCTTGATGCCCGGTGGGCGCATTATCATGATTGGTACACGCTGGGGTAAGAAAGATCCGATCGGCAGGGCGCTGGCCTGGGCAGAGAACAACCCCAACAGCACGCCTTGGACTGAAGTGCGGTTCCCAGCCATCCTGCCGTCTGGCAAGAGCTTGTGGCCTGAGCAGTGGCCCGTGAATCAGTTGCTGGCAAAGAAGGCCGGTATGCAGCCCCAGTTCTGGGCCGCGCAGTACATGCAGGAGCCCACGTCCGAGGAGGGCGCCATCCTCAAGCGCGAGTGGTGGCAGATATGGGAGAAGGACGACCCGCCCGATGTGGAGTTTGTGATCCAGGTCTGGGACACGGCGCACGACACGAAGAGCCACAATGACTTTAGCGCCTGTATTACATGGGGTGTGTGGTTCAACGAAGAGACCAGCCGCCATGAGATCATCATGCTCAACGCGGTCAAGGGGCGTTGGGAGTTCCCACAGCTCAAGCAAAAGGCGATGGACGAGTACAAGGAGTGGCAGCCCGAGTGTCTGCTGATCGAGAAGAAGGCCGCCGGTGCCCCGCTCATCCAGGAGCTTCGTCAGATGGAGCTGATTGTTGAAGACTACAGCCCGTCACGCGCAGGCGCAGGTGTGTCCAATGACAAGAGAGCGCGAGTTAACTCGGTGGCACCCATGCTGTTCGATAAAGTTGTCTGGGCGCCAGATCACCGCTGGGCGTTCGAGGTGATCAATGAATGTGCGGAGTTTCCCCACGGCGAGCACGACGACTTCGTTGACTGTGTTTCAATGGCCCTGGCGCGCTATAGACGCGGGGGCTTTGTGTCGCTATCGTCTGACCGCAAAGATGAGCCGCAGTTATTTCGCCGGCGCTCTGCTGCCTACTATTAAGGATCCTTATGGCTACCAATTTCATGGACAAGGGCCTGTACCAAGCCCCCCAAGGTCTAGAGCAAGAAGAAGCGGAACCGATCGAGATTGAGATCGTTGATCCCGAAGAAGTCTCCATCCACGCTGGAGGTCTAGACCTCACCATTGCGCCTAAAGAGCCCAGTGCGGAAGACTTCAACGCCAACCTCGCCGAATATATGGACGCGGGCAAGATGCAGGCGCTGGCCTCTGAGTTGGACTCAGACATTCAGAACGACCGCAGTAGCCGTAAAGACTGGGAGCAAGCCTACGTCGACGGCTTGAAGCTGTTGGGTCTCAAGTATGAGGAGCGCACAGAGCCCTGGAACGGCGCCTGCGGCGTGTTCCACCCCATGATCACTGAGGCAGTTGTTCGGTTCCAGAGCGAGATGATCACCGAGACGTTCCCGGCAGCAGGCCCAGTCAAGGCCAAGATCATCGGTAAAGAGACGCCTGCGAAGAAAGAGTCTGCAGTACGTGTCGTCGACGACATGAACTACCAGTTGACCGAGCGCATGCAGGAGTTCAGGCCAGAGCACGAGAGAATGCTGTGGAACCTGCCGGCAGCAGGCAGTGCGTTCAAGAAAGTGTACTTTGACCCCAGTTTAGACCGTCAAATCTCGATTTTTATCCCCGCAGAAGACATTTTGCTGCCCTACGGCGTGACCGATGCACGCTCGTCGTACCGCGTAACGCACGTTATGCGCAAGACAAAAAACGAGATTTTGAAGCTCCAGCAGGCCGGTTTCTACTGCGAAACCGAGATCGGCGAGCCAGAACACACCAAAGACGACATCCAGAAGGCCAAAGACAGCGAGACCGGCTTCAGCGACATCAACGACGAGCGGTTTGTGCTGTACGAGTGCTGCGTTGACCTCGACCTGCCCGGATTCGAGGATGAGGAAGACGGCGAGCCCACCGGCATTGCCCTGCCTTACGTCATCACGCTCATCCGTGGCACGAACACCGTGCTGGCCATCCGCCGGAACTGGAAAGAAGAAGACGAACTCAAGCTCAAGCGTCAACACTTCGTCCAGTACAACTACATCCCCGGCTTCGGCCCCTACGGCTTCGGTTTGTTCCACCTGATCGGCGGCTTCGCCAAGTCGGCAACCTCCATCATGCGCCAGTTGGTGGACGCAGGTACGCTGTCTAACCTGCCCGGTGGTCTGAAGTCTCGCGGTCTGCGCATCAAGGGTGACGACACCCCGATCGCTCCAGGCGAGTGGCGCGACGTGGACGTCGGCTCTGGCGCCATGCGCGACAGCATTCTGCCCCTGCCGTATAAAGAGCCAAGCGGCACGCTGTACAACCTGCTCAACACCATCGTTGAAGAAGGCCGTCGCTTCGCAGCTACCGCCGACATGCAGGTCAGCGACATGTCAGCCCAGGCGCCGGTGGGTACCACCCTGGCACTGCTGGAGCGCCAGCTCAAGGTCATGACGGCCGTGCAGGCACGGGTTCACTACGCGCTCAAGCAAGAGCTGGGTCTGATCAAGGACATCATCGCTGACTACGCCGATGAGGACTACAGCTACGAGCCTGAGACCGGTCGCCAGAGCGCTCGCAAAGAGGACTTCAAGCATGTCGATATCATCCCGGTGTCCGACCCGAACGCGTCCACGCTGGCACAGCGCGTCGTACAGTACCAAGCAGTCATCCAGCTCGCCCAGAGCGCGCCACAGATCTACGACCTGCCCCAGTTGCACCGAGGCATGCTGGAGGTTCTGGGCATCAAGAACCCCGAGAAGCTAGTTGCTCTGCCGGACGATCAGAAGCCCGTTGACCCCGTGACTGAGAACATGTTCGTGCTCAAGGGCAAGCCCCTCAAGGCGTTCATTCACCAAGATCACGAAGCACACATCCAGGTGCATACCGCGATGATGCAGGATCCCATTGTTCAGAAGCTGATGGGGCAGAACCCCCAGGCGCAAGCAATGCTCGGAGCCATCCAAGCGCACATCGCCGAGCACGTTGGCTACGGCTACCGCCAGAAGATCGAGCAACAGCTCGGTATGGCCCTGCCGCCAGAAGACGAGAAGCTGCCACCAGAAGTTGAGATCGCCATGTCCGGCATGATGGCCCAGGCTGCCCAGCAGTTGCTGCAGCAGAACCAAGCAATGGCTGCACAACAGCAAGCCCAGCAACAAGCCCAGGATCCTGTGCTGCAGATGCAGCAGCAAGAACTGCAGCTTCGCTCCCGCGAGCTGGACATCAAGGAAAAGCAGATGCAGGCCAACGCGGCTGCCGAGTCTGACCGCATCGACATCGAGCGCGAGAAGATGGAGAACACGTCCGAACTCAACATGCTCAAGATCAGCAAGGATGTCGAGCACAAGCAGCAGAGTCGGCAAGACCAGCAACAACGCGAAGGCGTGCGCATGGGTATCGACATTGCCAAGAGCAAACAGCAAGCGGCTGCGCAGGCGCGTCAAGCCGCCATGCAGAGCCAACAGAAGAAACCTACTGAGGAGTAATGTCCGTCATGATGAAAGACTTCGCACGCGTACTGCGCGATAAGCTACGCACGGACATGAATAACTACGCTGACGACCTCTCGGGAGGGGGTTGTCGGTCGTTTGACGAATATCAGAAACTCTGCGGCGTGATTCAGGGCCTAGCGATCGCAGAATCCCATTTACTGGCCTTGCTAGAGAAAGTCGAGCAATCAGATGAGTAATATCATTCTGCCCCCAGGTGTCAGCCTGCCCGAACCGATTCAACCCATCGACAAGCCGGAAGATGCTCCGCAAGAGCAAAAGGCCACGCAGGTTCCCCAACCTACAGGCTACAAACTCCTGTGCGTAGTTCCTGATGTTTCAGACAAGTTTGAAAACTCCTCGATCGTCAAGGCCGAGTCTTTCATGAAGTCTGAAGAGCATGCGACGACCGTGATGTTCGTGTTGAAGGTAGGCCCCGACGCATATAAGGATGCAGCCAAGTTCCCTTCCGGCGCGTGGTGTAAGGAAGGCGACTTCGTACTTGTTCGAACCTACTCTGGCACCCGGTTCAAGATCTACGGCAAAGAGTTCCGTCTGCTCAACGATGACCAGATCGACGCTGTTGTGGACGACCCTCGCGGCATCAGCCGCGCTGCATAAGGAGCTACCATGACTGAAGAATACAAGTTCCCGGATGAAGAAGACAAGAAGGTCTCCGTTGAAGCGGATGATTCCTTTGAAGTTGAGATCGTTGATGACACTCCTGCGAAAGACCGTGGCCGCAAGCCGCTGGATCGTGAAGTCAGTGATCCGTCTGACGATGAGCTGGAGGCGTACTCCGACGGCGTCAAGAAGCGTATTAAAGAGCTTACGCATGCACGACATGATGAGCGCCGTGCCAAGGAAACGACCCAGCGCGAGAAGCAAGAACTCGAACGAATCGCCCAAGCGCTGATCGACGAGAACCGCCGACTCAAGACCCAGTACAACGAAGGCGCCAAGCAGTACGCTGAGACCGCGAGTTCTGCCGCAGAGATGGAGCTGGATAACGCACGTAAGAAATTGAAGGCCGCGCACGAGGCTTTTGATACTGATGCGATTATTTCGGCTCAGGAAGAAATGTCGGATGCCAAACTACGTCTTCAGCAGGCTAGATATGCAAAGCATGTTGCTTTACAGCCTCAAGAAGAAGTGGTACAAATCCCCCAACAAGTGCAACAGGCACCCCAGGTCGATGACAAGACTCTGCGCTGGCAGGCAAAAAACCAGTGGTTTGGGGCTTCTGGGCACGAGGAAATGACCAGCTTCTCACTAGGGCTGCATCAAAAACTAGTGAATTCGGGGGTTGACCCTCGCTCTGATGAGTACTTCGAGCAAATTGATGCTCGCATGCGTTCGGTGTTTTCGGATTTCTTTGGCTCGGACAATAACCAAAAGTCTGGTGATGGATCCAAGCGGCCAGCAACCGTCGTAGCGCCGGGGACTCGCTCCACTGGTGCAAGAAAGATTCAGCTTACGTCCACGCAGGTTGCGTTGGCACGCAAGTTCGGTCTTACCCCACAGCAATACGCGGCTGAAATCGCAAAAATGGAGAAATCAAATGGCTGAAGCAACTTCCCGCACACCCCGTGATCTGGCATCACGCGAAAAAACTGCTCGTATGGTGTACACACCCCCGAGTACCTTGCCTGACCCTACTCCTGAGCCTGGGTATGTGTATCGCTGGGTAGCGACGCACGTTCTGGGACAGTCTGATCCTACCAACGTGTCTAAGAAGTTGCGCGAAGGTTGGGAACCGGTCAAGGCGTCTGACCACCCTGAACTGATGTTGCTTGGCAGCAAAACTGGAAACGTCGAAATCGGCGGCCTCATGCTCTGCAAGATGGCCAAAGAACGTGCGCAAGCTCGCGACGCTTACTATGCCAACCAAGCCCAAGCGCAGGTGGACTCAGTCGACAACAACTTTATGCGAAACAACGATCCTCGTATGCCGCTGTTCTCGGAGAAGAAGTCTTCGACCAGCCGTGGCGGCGGGGGTTTTGGTTCTGGTACTTAACTAGGAGTCTTATATGGCCTCGACGCTTTCTCCCTACGGGCTTAAGCCTGTAAACCTGATTGGTGGGCAGTCCTTCGCTGGTTCTACCCGCGAAATCAAGCTGTCTACCAACAACACCGCCGCTATCTATAACGGCGATGTGATTCAACTGTCTTCGGCAGGTAACCCCGCAGCCATCGCAGCCACCCCTACCGCCGGCACCACCAGCGGTATCGTCGGTGTTTGCCTGGGTGTTCGGTACGTTAACCCCGCCACCAAGCAACCCACCTTCGCTCAGTACCTGCCTGCCAACGCGATCACCGGCGGTTATACCGACGTGTTCATCATTGTTGCTGACGATCCTGATCTGGTGTTCCAAGTGCAAGGTACGGCTGCCTTCGGCTCGCTGACCAACGGCGCTGCTGGCGCAGTCGGTAAGAACGCTGCTCTGGGCTTCGTCACTGCTGGTAGCGCTGCCACCGGTAACTCTGGCGTCAACGTCATTGTTGGCGTTAACGGCGCTTCCTTGGCACTGACCGCCACCTTGGCAATGCGCGTTGTTGGCGTTGTTGCTGGCACCGAGACTGATGCTTTCCCAGAACTCCTGGTGAAGTTCAATCAAGGCACGCATTCGTACTACCTCGCCACCGGCGTCTAAGGAGTAAATAATGGCTATTTCACGCGCACAACTGCTTAAGGAACTCCTGCCCGGCTTGAACGCCTTGTTCGGCTTGGAGTACGCTCGCTACGGCGAAGAGCACAAGGAAATCTACGACATCGAGAAATCGGAACGTAGCTTTGAAGAAGAAACCAAGCTCGCCGGCTTCGGCGCTGCTCCGGTCAAGAACGAAGGCGCCGCCATTGCTTATGACAATGCGCAGGAAGCTTTCACCGCTCGCTACACCCACGAGACCATCGCTCTGGGCTTCTCCATCACTGAAGAAGCAGTGGAAGACAATCTGTATGACAGCCTGTCTGCCCGCTACACCAAGGCTCTGGCCCGTGGTATGGCTTACACCAAGCAAGTCAAGGGCGCTTCCGTTCTGAACAATGCGTTCAGCGGCAGCTTCCTGGGCGGCGACGGTGTCTCCCTGTGCGGCGTCAACTCCAGCAGCGTTCGTGTTGGCCACCCCCTGGTCAACGGCTCTGTTAACTACAACAGCCCCGCCACTGGCGTCGACTTGAACGAGACTTCCCTGGAAGCCGCGATCATTCAAATCGCTGCCTGGACTGACGAGCGCGGTCTGCTGATCGCTGCCAAGCCACGTAAGCTGGTCATTCCTCCAGCGTACATGTTCGTTGCCAAGCGTCTGATGGACACGGAACTGCGCGTCTCGACCACTGATAACGATATCAACGCTATCAAACAGTTGGGCGCCATTCCTGAAGGCTACTGCGTCAACCACTTCTTGACCGACGTGAACGGCTGGTTCTTGCTGACCGACGTGCCCAACGGCCTGAAGCACTTTGAGCGTTCGCCTATGGCAACCTCAATGGATGGAGACTTCGATACCGGTAACGTGCGTTACAAAGCGCGCGAGCGGTATTCGTTTGGCTGGAGTGATGCACTTGGCATCTGGGGCTCGGCCGGTTCGACCTGATAAAACCTCAGTAAAATCAAGCACTTAGCGAGATTTTAAGCCCACTTCGGTGGGCTTTTTCTTTGCCTGATCGGTATAAAGCTAGCAAGCGGTACACATAAACTCGTGTTGACGGCACAGTGTACCTGTGTAGAATGTTACCTGTTACTAAGTCTCAGGAAACATTATGGACATCGACAACTTGCCAAAAACGCGGGCCGAAGCACAGGCGCTCGGCGTTACCCATTACTTTACGGGCCTGCCGTGTAAGCATGGGCACATTGCACCACGTAAGACAAAAGGTGCGTGTACGGAATGCGTCCGTGTTGAAGCCAAAAAAACGGCCGAGACACGCGCCGAGTACTTTCGAACGTATAACAAGCGAGAGGACGTCAAAGAACGTAAGCACGAGTGGTACGTGGAGAATAAGGAGCAGGTAGTGCAAGCGGCTTCTACACGCCCGGCCCATGTAAAAAAGCAATACCAGGACGCGTGGAAGCAGCGCAACAAGGTGTGGGTGCGGGCGGACACGAAAGCGCGTCGTAGAAAGCACCGATTGGCTACGCCTGTATGGTTAAGCCGTCAACAAAAAGCGGCTATTCGACACATGTACCAAGCTGCAATTGTTATGACGCAAACCACCGGTGAACAGTACGTTGTAGACCATATCTACCCGTTGCGCTCAGATGAGGTGTGCGGCCTGCATGTGCCTTGGAACTTGCGGATAATTACGCGCAAGGAGAACTTGGAAAAGTCAAATACGGTGCCGTCTGACAGTGACGCGCTTGCCTTCCCCCCTCACAAATGATACAAAGGGGTACCCCGGGGATTCCGGCGAGTCTGACAGTCCCGGCTGACGACATGCAGACAGGCTCGCGTAACTCGCATGTGAGAACATCATGAGCTTTTCTACATTTTCCGGCCCAATCCGTTCTGGCACCGTGCGCGAAGGCGCAGGTCGTAACACTGGTTTGGTCAATCTGAGCCAATCCTACGACACGGGCGACCTGACTGGCACCATTGTTGGTAACGTCGACACCGCTTCATTCATCATCCCCCGAGGCAGCCAGATCATCGACATCGTTGTTGACCAAGTGGTTGCTGCTACGGCGGGCACCACCACGATTTCTGTTGGCAATGCTTCTGGCGGCGCGCAGTTGATGGCGGCTATTGCTACGACGGCGGGTGGCCGGTTCCGTGGTACTGCTACGGCGGCTACGCAGCTTGCTTGGCAGACCTCGACGACTGCTGACACGACGATCTATGTGCGAGTTGCTGTGGCTACCGCTACGCTGACTGCTGGCCGAGCCATCGTCACGGTGGTGTACGCTCAACGTGCTGACAACGGCGCTCAGAACCCCGCTAGCGCTTAATTAGGAGGTCGGTATGCGACCAATCGTAATTAGCCAGACTGGGACGGGTTCGTCCAGCGTTGCGGTGTTGGATCACTACCAGAGCCCATTTAACGTGGGCCTTGGCGTGGTTGTGAGTGGAACCGTGAACTACACCATTCAGCACACGTTTGATGACGTGTTGGATGCGGCGGTGACGCCGACATGGTTCAATCACCCGACGCTGGCTTCATCGGCGGTTTCATCGGATGGCAACTACGCCTTTCCGATTCGGGGTGTCAAGGTGCTGGTCAATTCGGGCTCGGGCTCGGCTACGGCTACGGTTATTCAGGCAGGTATGCCGGGGAAATAAATGAGCGATGTTGGCTTTGCGGGCGTTGCGAACTTTGCCATGACCTCGACTGCTACGGCAGTTCGGGTCATGGGTGTTGCAGGTGTCGGTGGGGGTTCGGAGGTAGTGGCCGGCCCCTCGTTCGGGTTGAACTTCATTACTGCGGCATTCGACGGCCCGACACTTGACCCTCGCATTACGTTCTCCCGCACCAGCAACGCCACGCTGATCGGCTCTGACGGCACGCTTCAGTACGCGCCGCACAATTTGCTGACTTATTCGGAGCAGTTTGATAATGCGGCTTGGACTAAAGCACAGTCCACCATAACGTCAAACAGCGTTGTGGCCCCGGATGGAACGACGACTGCTGACAAGATTGTTGAAAACACGGCTGCAACCGTTTCGCACTACGTTCAGTCACCCATCATTACGCCAGCAGCGAACATTGCACACGCGGGTTCGGTATACGTAAAAGCGGCAGAGCGGCGATATATCGCAGTCACTGTTACGGGTGGCGGTGGCCCAGATCGGGGCGCGTTCTTTGATGGCTTGACCGGCGCGTACACCGGCGGTTTTGCGGGCGGGTTACCCTACACCGTGACGGACGTCGGCAACGGCTGGTTCCGTTATGCGTTGACAGACACCCCAGCGTCT